ATGAAATTTAAAAAATGTCTTCTGCCTGTGGCAATGTTAGCGTCATTCACTCTGGCAGGATGCCAGTCAAATGCTGACGATCATGCTGCCGATGTTTATCAAACCGATCAACTGAATACCAAACAAGAAACTAAAACCGTTAATATTATTTCCATTCTTCCCGCAAAAGTTGCCGTAGACAACTCCCAAAATAAACGGAACGCACAAGCCTTCGGCGCGCTTATTGGCGCAGTCGCTGGCGGTGTTATCGGCCACAACGTCGGGTCTGGCAGCAATTCCGGAACGACGGCAGGTGCAGTTGGCGGCGGAGCTGTAGGCGCGGCAGCGGGTTCTATGGTGAATGATAAAACCTTAGTGGAAGGTGTTTCTTTAACCTATAAGGAAGGCACCAAAGTGTATACCTCTACCCAGGTGGGTAAAGAGTGCCAGTTTACGACAGGTTTAGCCGTTGTTATTACCACGACGTATAACGAAACGCGTATTCAGCCAAATACCAAATGTCCTGAAAAGAGCTAATAATCAGGAGGAGTCATGAAGAAAGTTTTTCTTTGCGCCATCTTAGCCTCCTTAAGCTATCCGGCTATCGCCTCATCATTGCAGGATCAACTCTCTGCTGTCGCAGAAGCGGAACAGCAAGGTAAAAATGAAGAGCAAAGGCAGCATGACGAATGGGTCGCGGAGCGCAACAGGGAAATCCAGCAAGAGAAGCAACGTCGCGCAAATGCCCAGGCCGCCGCTAACAAAAGAGCGGCAACGGCAGCGGCAAATAAGAAAGCTCGTCAGGATAAACTGGACGCCGAAGCCTCTGCGGACAAAAAACGCGATCAAAGTTATGAAGATGAGCTACGCAGCTTAGAGATTCAGAAACAAAAACTGGCGCTGGCGAAAGAAGAAGCCCGCGTTAAGCGAGAAAACGAATTTATCGATCAGGAACTGAAGCACAAAGCTGCGCAAACCGATGTGGTGCAATCTGAAGCTGACGCCAACAGAAATATGACTGAAGGCGGTCGCGATCTGATGAAAAGCGTGGGCAAAGCAGAAGAGAACAAATCGGACAGCTGGTTTAATTAATCGATGTTAGTAACTTCAATCCTATAATTCTTGAAGATAAAAAACCCTCTGTAGTAACAGAGGGTTTTGTTCATTCATAGTGCAGGGTCAAATCATTCCCACTCAATTATTTACGACAATCATAACTAATTGAGTGATAACATTTTTCCAAAACTTCATTTTTCTAGTACCGTTTTATATACCGTCACCGGAAATCAGTACCATGAAAAATGCCATGCTATCTGGTCAGGGTGTCGTATTGTTTTTCGCAGACTCTTCCGGCTTCGGCTGCCCGGTCAGCATACTCTGCCAGTTGTCTGTTTCTCTCGAGAGATTTGCTGAGCACGTCGGCAAGCAAAACTCCGGTGTCTGCGGCTGACGTCCCAGCGCCGACAATGGCGTTATACTGCCTGAGCTGCTCACGGATGGCAAAGAGTTGTTGCTGCAACCGGCCAGCGCGAGCGGCAGCATCAAGAGCATCATTGCGCGCCTGGTCGATCCTCTGCTGCGCTTCACGTTCATTGATCGATTTCTCCTGTTCGTAGTGCTGACGAACTATCTCATCTTCAGCTTTGCGGTCTTCCTTCGCCTGCGCATACCCGGCATCGTACTGACGACTGCCGTGTGCATTCCAGGCTACAACTCCTGATATGACCAGAACAGCAAGCATCGCCATGATAACCAACTGTTTCCAGTATGCTTTTGCGAATGCCCAGATCATACCGCCAGCACCTTACTGGCAGTTATGTATCGCGCGCGCCGGTCATCAATGCCGTTCCGGCCACCATTGATAAGCAGAGTTACACGTGCAATATCTCCGGTATACTTCATGCAGCCTTTGCTGGAGAAGAACCACGCCGCGCTACGAGCCGCGTATTCGTCCTGCGCCAGCAGTTCAGGACTCTCCAGCAGGTCAACCTTAAGACCGTTTCCACAGTCACGATAGTTATTCAAACCGGTAATCTGGATAAGTCCGCGCCCACGGTAGTTCCAGCCGTCACCAGGGGCATTGTTCCCCATGCGTTTGCTGTACACCAGATTGGCGATCGCTCGCTGGCGCTCGAGTGGCAATGGTGGCTCACCAGCACGTCGCCCCAGTGCATTAGCCTGCCCCTGAGTGAGACGCCCAGCCCGAACGAAGTTAGCCAGTCCGCTGACGCTGTAGTTGAAATTCTCCTGCAACCGGGTGAAGCCCACAGACTCATGCCCGACCTGAGCAATAAACATTGCCAGATCTTCTGGTTTGCTGATACCAAACTCTTTCATCGCAGAAGTTATATGCGAGAACCAGCGTGCGGCCAGCGCCTCGCTAATACCAGCAGCTCGCTGGAATTGTTTAATCTCCATGTTTAGACCTCGATATTTTGAAAATCTGAACAACGTTACCGCGTGTTTTAATAACCGCGGCAAGCATGACAGCGTTGATAATGACCTCAGATAAATCCACAGCCATTGGCGTGCGTAACCAGATTGCATAAGCGACACGAACTGGAATGCTGGCCGCAGCAACAATCAGGAAATAAGCAAGCCACCCACCCCATCGCCTGTGTTGAGAACCGTTTCTCCGAAATGTGGCAACTCGAACTGCTATACCGGCGCAAATAACCGCATTGGTGATAAGCAAAAAAAGCTCATGAGTTACCATCGTCTTTTCTCCCCGGAATTAACTCGCGTGGATTATCGGAACGGTGATAGAGCCAGATCCCAATTCGCACAGCGACGATTGCTGACACAAATGCACCGGCAGAGAAAACAATCCCTTTCTCGAAAGAATCCTGTGTGATTGTAGGGATCAGGCTGGCTATGCCGATAAGAATTGATGCTGCTGGTTTGTAGAATAGAAGTCCGCAGAGAAAGCTAAGCATCGACAAGAGCACGCGACGACGAATGGGATACTCTACCGCAGAGGTAACAAAAATCACCGCCCCAGCCAAAGACCCCAAAGCAACCTCAGGAGGAACTCCTGCTATCACTGCCGCCAAAGAACTCATGCTAAGCCACTGATTTAAAGTTTCACTGGTTAGTTGAGCTGACATGTTTTCCACCGTTTATATGCATAACTACCTCCTGAACAGTAAAGCATTACGCATGATAAACCATTTATGGTTTTTTGTTACCCAATATTACCAATCCAATTCGCGATGGTCAAAACATATCCACAGCGGTAAGTTTGAGTGTTTTCATTTCCAAAACTTTATACAATAATATATGCAGTCTGTTATTTTTACGCACAATAAAAACACGATACCAGCTATTTCGCCATAAATACAATTTCCTTTAATGCTGCCAACAGTGCCTGCAAAACATATAACAGAACACATAAATAACAGGCATAATATAGATTTAATAATCCAAGTGCATATAAATATCATTTAAGAAGTTAAGATCATTATTATAATAACAATAACCCCGCTGTTTTATTCGGGGTTATTGCATTTATTATTACATTGACATTAATATAAACATGGCTAATTCGTCATAACGAATTCCGTAGCGTCCTCCTGCTTTTTTTACAAGAATCATATCTCCTGTTTTATATTGAGAATAAATTTTCTCACCTGTATCAGGATCTGTGCTCTCTTCAGTTATCACCTCTTCATCCCATACGTCAGGCCATTCATCGTAACACCAAAAAGCATATTGCTCAGGGTTTAAACCATGCTTTCTAAGAATATCCCCTACGGTTTGAGCGCCAACGCCAAAATGATACCTGGACGACTCAATTCCTTTGTGATTAATTGAGTCATTAAATTTAAATTTATAGATGACTGACTTTATTTCAATAGCGGCATCACGCTCTGCATTAAGAATATCATATCTTGTTTTAAGAGTTTCATCTGACGTATTGATTGACCCGGTTCCTGCATAGATAACAGAGCATCTGTTTGATGGCTGTCCAATAGCTTTAACATTATCATCAACAGGAGCTATTTTATTAGCATCTGCCAACCACCAGTCTGTTCCATCAGCGTGACCGATTGGATTTGCCCCTATATTTCCAGACATCTGTTATCACTTAACCCATTACAAGCCCGCTGCCGCAGATATTCCCGTGGCGAGCGATAACCCAGCGCACTATGCGGATGCCATTCGTTATAATGCTCGAACGCCTCTGCAAGGTTCTTTGCTGCCGTTAACCCGTCTGGTTTGGGCATGATACTGATGTAGTCACGCTTTATCGTTTTCACGAAGCTCTCTGCTATTCCGTTACTCTCCGGACTCCGCACCGCCGTGTTCTTCGGTTCAAGTCCCAACATCCGGGCGAACTGGCGTGTTTCATTAGCCCGGTAGCATGAACCATTATCCGTCAGCCACTCCACTGGAGACGACGGAAGATCGTTGCCGAAGCGGCGTTCCACCGCTCCCAGCATGACGTCCTGTACTGTTTCACTGTTGAAGCCGCCGGTAGTGACCGCCCAGTGCAGTGCCTCACGATCACAGCAGTCCAGCGCGAACGTGACACGCAGTCTCTCTCCGTTATCACAGCAGAACTCGAACCCGTCAGAGCACCATCGCTGATTGCTTTCTTTCACGGCCACTCTGCCTGTATGTGCCCGTTTCGATGGCGGTACAGCAGGTTTTCGCTCAAGCAACAGCGCATTCTGGCGCATGATCCGGTAAACACGTTTGGCATTGATCGCAGGCATACCATCAAGTTCTGCCTGTCTGCGAAGCAGCGCCCATACCCGACGATAACCATACGTTGGCAGCTCTCCGATAACATGGTGTATACGGAGAAGCACATCCGTATCATCAGTGTGACGACTGCGGCGGCCATCCATCCAGTCATCGGTTCGTCTGAGAATGACGTGCAACTGCGCACGCGACACCCGGAGACAACGGCTGACTAAGCTTACTCCCCATCCCCGGGCAATAAGGGCGCGTGCGCTATCCACTTTTTTGCCCGTCCATATTCAACGGCTTCTTTGAGGAGTTCATTTTCCATCGTTTTCTTGCCGAGCAGGCGCTGGAGTTCTTTAATCTGCTTCATGGCGGCAGCAAGTTCAGAGGCAGGAACAACCTGTTCTCCGGCGGCGACAGCAGTAAGACTTCCTTCCTGGTATTGCTTACGCCAGAGAAATAACTGGCTGGCTGCTACACCATGTTGCCGGGCAACGAGGGAGACCGTCATCCCCGGTTCAAAGCTCTGCTGAACAATTGCGATCTTTTCCTGTGTGGTACGCCGTCTGCGTTTCTCCGGCCCTAAGACATCAATCATCTGTTCTCCAATGACTAGTCTAAAAACTAGTATTAAGACTATCACTTATTTAAGTGATATTGGTTGTCTGGAGATTCAGGGGGCCAGTCTACCGATTCTTACTCTTATCCCACTTCTAATATTTAAACTTCCAGTATTACTCTGTAAATTACAATCTCCTGAAGTTGGTCCAAGCAGTACAGTTTTACCAACACCACATACTACTCTGGCATTTCCTTTTTGTGATACGAGTCTTGACTCACCTCCTGACTGCTCAGGAAGAGATTTATGGTCTACAAATGCATCGCGGGGGTTAAATACACCGTCTCCAGAATTATATCTTCCTCCTGTATAGTTGTTAAATACAGGACCCCAGTCAACGCCATTGCCTTCAGAGCACCCGACCATTCTAAGCACTCGAGTATTCCCTGCTGCATATGGTAATGAGCTTGTTGATTGCCTGGAAGCTATCATACGTGCTCCATAACCAATAGCATTACCACCATTTATAGTTACATATGCTGGCTGGCTTTCGAAATATGTACTGTAAAAGTTCATATTTCCACAGTCATGTAGATGAATAAGAACATCATCCCATCCCTGAATGGTTCCTGCATGTACCTGTACACCGCGAACTGGTTCCCCTGAAACCTCCATACACTCTGATGGCCGGCTGAATGGCTGAGACAGGTATTGCGATGTGGCAAGCAGATGTGTGTGGTGATACAGGCTGGTAATGTAGCAATCGAAAAATTGCGTTCCCGCCATACCAAAGTTATCTATGTCATTTCGCCGTATAGTAGAACCTACTGTTGCCTCAGAAGCGTTAGACACTCCAGTAAATACTAACTTATCACCGGATACGGATAATCCTGAATAAGTGAAATTCCTGCCTCCCGATCTTAAAACCCCGGACGTTTCGAAGGTGTGGCTTGATGACCATGGGATTTCGATAGTGCTGGACGTTACCGCTGTAATTCGGAATACATCATGGGCGCGGATCGAAACACCCTTGAATCCCTGGAATCTACAGTGATAATAGTTTTCATCCTCGCCCTGAGCGGCCAGCGTGCCAGATACAGGAATGTTCGTTTTTAAAAGTGCCGTCTTGCGCCAGTATCCAACCACCTGCAAATTGCGGTATTCATTGCCAAAAGACGCACGTGACCAAATACCTACATCCCACTCATCGCCAAGACCGGTATTTGCAATGTCTTTATAACCATCCAGCCCATTGAAATATGGAACAATACGAAAGTTCTCAAGGCGAACACATCCTGTCTCTGGCATCAATATTGCGGCAGAGAATGGTTTAAGCGTGGCTCTTGTAGCCCCATTAGCATCACCGTTAGTAAAATCCAATAAATCATATGATGACGCAGGTGCCGTTGTTGTATACGGGTCTTCGGAAGATGGATTAGAAACCACACCACCACTAACATCCATATTAGAAACACAATCTACAGTATATTTTTTATTTCCTACACCGTACATCAGGAATGTGGTCCCTGTGGTAATATCAGGAGCAAATGTTGCAGTATATCCAGAGACCCATTTGCCCACACCAAGACCAATTATCCCACCACCAGAAACAGGTGTTAACGTATCCGTTATTACATACGCATTATCAGTACCATAAATAACCTTTCCTGTGTTAATGGCAGCTTGAACCGCCCCGGGTTTCCTGGAGAGTATTTTATCTGTGAACTCAGGCTGCCAGATCATCGTTTCCGATGGAAGCATAATAAGCTTTTTCTGCTT